ATTCCTCACTCGATTGCCAGCCTCGCAGACTTAAATGGGTACTGCACAAGACGGAGAGGTCATGGGTGATACAAACTCTCCATCGAATGAACATTATCTTAGGAAGGACTAGGTGTTGGTATTTCTAAAACATTGGGTCAGCTGATAGTTCCCTATCACCCTTGGTCAAGCTATGTGTAGAAAATACAACATTAGGGTTTTGGAGTATAGACTTAGATTGTAAGAAGTTAGAAACTAGGTTTTTAACAAGGGGGATTTAAATGAAAACTACAGTAAAAGATTTTTTAGGTGCTTGTTTATTAGGTGCAGTATTAGGAGCTTTATTTGCTTACGCAATACCTAGCCAAGCCCAAACAGTACAGATGACTGATAGCCGTTATAACAATGTAGGTACGGTTCAAATTAACGGCAATACAGCACAATTTGTAAACCCAATGGGAGTTACTACCCAAATAGCTACTTTTTACCCAGGTCAGGTTATTATTCAAACCCCTAGCGGTATAACAACTGCGGTGGTTGGCAACACTAGCTATACAGTGCCGCCTAGCCCACCTACAGTACCAACAATAAAAACAATTCAATAGGAAAGGATTATGTTTGATGAATTCTGGTCTTTATATCCACGAAAAATTGCTAAAGCAACTGCAAGAAAAGCCTGGCAACGACTTAGTGCAGAGCAACAACTTATGGCTGCAAAAGCTATTGACACACATTGCCAATACTGGAAATCAAAAGAAACTGAGTTAGAATTTATCCCTTATCCTGCTACTTGGATAAACCAAGAACGATGGGAAGATGAGTTGGTAATAGAGCCTAAAAAAACAAAAGAATCTAAAGAATGGATGTTTAGCAATGAAGGTATTGAGGCTAAAGCTAAAGAATTGGGGATTATGGGTAACGGCTATGACACCTATGCAAGCTTAAAAGCCAAATGTATGAGCAAGCTAAACATGAGTGTGCAGTAAGGTATCTATGCTATTTAAGGCACAAAAAAGGTCTTAAATGGTTTAGGGAATATATTGTAGGTAAAGAAGTTTTGCATCAATTTTTTGCGGATTATCAAAAACAATACGCATTAGGAAATAAAGGGGAATGGGGAAAATGGATATTGAAAGATACATTGTCGCAGCAACAGGGCTTGGGTATTTAGTAGTAGGCCTTGCCCAATACTTTAAAGGCTCGCCATCTAACGCATTTATATGGTTAGGTTACGCAGCAGCCCAAATCGGTTTATGGATGAACCTTAAATGAAGGTGCTTATAGCTTGTGAGTTTAGCGGCACGGTGCGTGATGCGTTTATCAAAGCTGGTCACGATGCAGTAAGTTGCGATATTGAAAAACCAGATAGAGGTGGCCCACATTATCAAGGTGATATGTTTGATATTATTAATGATGGTTGGGATATGATGATTGCTTTTCCCCCATGTACTCATTTAGCTTGTAGTGGGGCTAAACATTTTGCACAAAAAAGGGCAGACGGTAGACAACAACAAGGTATTGACTTCTTTTTAAAAGTTGCAAATGCCAATATACCTAGAATTGCTATAGAAAACCCAGTTGGCATCATGTCATCAATTTACCGTAAACCTGACCAAATAATTCAACCCTGGCAATTTGGGCATGAAGCACAAAAAACTACTTGTTTATGGCTTAAAGATTTACCATTGTTGCAACACACAAAAGTTGTTAATAAAGGCAGTTTTTACATAACTAAGTCTGGTAAGCGTATGCCTAGCTGGTCGCATGACACAGTTGGCGCAAATGGTAAAAAGCTTGGTTATAACACCGCAGAAATCAAAAAAGTTCGTAACAAAACATTCCAAGGTATTGCTGATGCTATGGCAGACCAATGGGGAAAACTATGAAAGACTATGACCCAAATGATGCAATCGACTTCATTTTCAAGAAAGCGCCAGATTATGCAAAGGCAAAGGGAAACCTTGCACAATTTGAAGCGTTTAAGCATAGCCTTAAAGCTATTGAAATGGCTAAATCAGAAGCAACAACAATTGGGGGCAAAGAAATGGATGCGTATAAATCTCAAGCTTACCAAGAGCTATGTGAGGCCATTGGATTGGCGACAGAAGAAGCAGAAGCCCTTAGATGGCAATTAGAAGCAGCTAAGATGAGATTTGAGGCATGGCGAACTCAAGAAGCAAGCAACAGAAACATTGAAAGACTTACCAAATGAACGATTACTCTGAAAACTACCTGCGTATACAAAAGCTATTAAAGTGCTACCACAAAGCTACCCTTAAATGTAACTACGATGTAGCTACAAAAATAGCCCATGATTTAGCAGAAGAAACCATTAAATTAGAGTTTGCCACTTATGACCAGGTAAGGAAAACTTGGTTAAGCTAATGCGTAATATGTTTGCTACTCATACAGACTATGCGGAGTTTAAGGGTCTGATAGAGTCAAACCCTGCATTTGTACCTAGTAATGTAGATGGTATAGCAGAGCGTAATGGTTGCTTTTTAATTATGGAATGGAAGCGACCTGGCGAAAAAATTAGCGAAGGCCAAAAACGATTATTAAAGGCTTTGGCAGCCAATCCTAAGTTTATGGTTGTTGTTATCATAGGGGATACAGATAACGGCACAAACATTCAAGAATTTTGGCAGCTAACCCAAGCTGGTGAGTTTATGAAATCAGGCGTAAGCTTTGGGTCATTTAAAGAATGGTATAAATTATGGTACGAATTCGCTAATGGCAACTAAAGATGAAAAAAAGTCACTTAACAAGATTGCAAGCCTCGGATGTATTCTCTGCTCCGAAGTCCTTGGGTTTGAAGGCACTCCGAGCGAACTCCATCATATTAGGAGACATGGAGCTGTTCGGTCTGCATCCCCTGTGCTTGCATTATGCCCAGAGCATCATAGGAACGGAAACGATAGTATTCACCGAATGGGTGTCAATGGTTTTGAAAAAAAATGGGGAATATCCTGTGAGGAGTTGTTGGAGCGCCAAAATAAGAAACTTGGAAAATCTATTGAGTGATAAAGAAATTCGTAGCGGCAGACCTTTTGGCAGCTAAAGTTCTAAAGAATCCCAGCCAAACTCCCTAGCAACTTGTCTAGTGCGTGTTTTAAACGCTTTACCATGCTTATCCCATGCTCCTGTTTTCCAAAAGCTCATGTGGACAATTTCGTGGGCTAAACTTCTTTGAACCGTATCAAAATGCTCGTTTTTTAATCTACTAACAGTAATAATATGAGGCTTGTCTAATTCATCATCATGCCGGTAACTTGCCATAGCATCAATTTCCCTAGTTACTTTAAACCTAATTAATTCTGGTGGCGGCAAATCCCAATTACGCATTGGATAGCAAGAAGCCATACAAAGGTATAGGTTTTCAAGTATCTTAGGCGTTAATTTCATAATTTCTAATTAATTTAATATCACCAACATAATCTTTTTGATAATACAAACATCCTACTGGAAAGCCAAATGGAAAACCATGCTTGCCACCGCTACCCATCATTACTATTTCTTTTAAACCTCCAAATTGTTGAATAGCTTGGTCTATTTTTTTGCTTTTAAATGCTTTATTTAACGGTACAAACCAAACTACATTTTTGGCAATTTTAAAAGCATGAAGCAAAAATTCATCATAAATAGAAAAAGGTGGGTTTGTAATAATCCAATCAACATTTTGATTAAATTCAAAAAAATTAGAGCCTTCTGCAATTTCTAATCTAATTTTAGGGTAAGGCATTGAATTGTAAAAAGCATTGTTTCCAGCACAAGGGTCAAGGCATAATCCACTAGGATTAAAATAATTAACAATCCAATTAGCAGTTTCTAGTTTTGTCATTACTACATCATTAGGTGTGGATTTTCCTGTTTTGTTAGATTTTGCGTAAGTCATGCTAAATGTTTAAGTTTTGCGTGGGGAATAACTGTTCTAGTATCTGTGGAATATGCGCCACAGGCTTTACATTGATAGCGCTGGTAAGCACCAGTAGTTGTATATCTAAATCCCTTGCTAAGTAATGATGGTTTACTACAGGTAGGACAATTAAACCCATCCCTATCTTTCATTAGAGCTTGATTTAATGGCGTTTTAATCCAAGGCAGTAAGCGTTTGTACAGCTTTTCAAGCAATAACACATCTTGAATATTGTATTCTTTCATTGTTGCCCAGGCTTTTTTATCATTAGCCATACATTTAATCCACAGCGTATGGCCTTCATGCTCTTTCTTTTTACCAAGACCAAGGCGCTGCGCTACATAATCTAGCTTATTGCTAGGAAATCTAAATTGACTTTTAACCACTCTGAGCAAATCTATCTGTTTCATAGGTGGCGGTGGGTTCATTTTATGAAGCAAGAATTCTTTGTTTAAAGTGGGCATATCAAACTTTGTGCCGTTGTAATGGCAAACTGCATCGGCATTATTTAAAAGCTCATGTATGCCTTGTAGCATTGATTTAGGGTTACTTTCGTAAACAGAATCAAAGTAAATATCTTTTTCCCCAAGCCATTTGGCTGAATAGCACATAGTGTAAGAGGATTCTAAAAGTTGGGACAATCCAACATTTTGCTGCCATATACCCCACACATGAGCTACATTAGGTGAGGTTTCTATGTCAAGCAACAAGATTTTCAATTTATTCCCCTATAATCAATAAGTTACCAAATACTAACTGAAAAAGATGACATATAACAAAAAAGTAGATAAAAATCAAGCTATTGTTGTTAAAGCGCTACGAGATAATGGCGCTGATGTTTACCTTTTACACATGGTTGGTAAGGGAATACCAGATTGTTTAGTTGCTTATGAAGGACATACTATTTTAATAGAAATCAAAGATGGTGTTGATAAAAAATTTACCCCTGACCAATTAAAGTTTATTGCCGGCTGGAAAGGTGGTCATTTGTACAGGGTAAATTCAAGCGAAGAAGCTATTGAAGTGTTAAAATCATTGAAACTGGAGTAATTTATGCACGAAAACATGGCTTTGTTCCTATCCACGCTACTTCATTCGGGTACAAATACCCATTTTTTTCATTGGGCAACCAAATCCTACGCTAAACATAAAGCTTTGGGTGGATTTTACGAACGCATCATTGAATTGACTGATGAACTAGCCGAAGCATATTTTGGTTGTTATGGTCAAATTACCGAATTCCCAAGCAACTACCACCAGCCAAAAGAGCCATTAGCTTATTTGCAATCCCTACAATCTTTTGTTAAAGACGCTAGAGCAGACTTGCCTACAGATACAGAAATCTGCCAATTAATTGACAATATTGCTCAAGAAATTGACACTACTATTTACTTACTTAAATTTAAGAGTTAATTATGCCAATGGATAAATCAGGCTCTGCACAGAGCGTAGGCAAAAACTATAAGACAGAAGTTGCCGCAGGAAAGCCAAAGAAACAAGCAATGGCAATAGCTCTAAGCGAAGAACGCACCCATGCTAAAGGCAAGCGTAAAGCTAAGTTAGAAGAACAATACTCTAAGTATATTAAAAGCCAAGCATGAAAGACGGACTCTACGCCAATATCCACCGTAAACAAGCTAGGATAGCTGCTGGTTCTGGCGAAAAAATGCGTAAAGCTGGTAGCAAAGGCGCTCCTAGTGCTAAAGATTTTAAAGAAGCTGCCAAAACACGCAAAGAAGTCATTACTGACAAAATGAAGGATATGTAATGAAACACATGACAAGAAGCTATCCACCAAAGAACGCTATGCTGCGTCCGCACAAAGAAACAACCCTTGAAAAACAAGAGGTTAAGCGTAACAAGCCTAGACTTGATGAACTAGCAGTAGGTGGTAAGGGTGAGACTCTTAATGCTAAAGAGAACGCTAGAATGAAGCGTAAGAAGCAATTACACGAAGCAATGAATAAGATTCATGACCCAGATATAGCTTGAAATTATGGCAACATTAGCTGATTTACTTAGAACAGGATATGTTCCGCCAACGGAATCAGCTCTTGCCGACCCTATAAAAGAGCATATTAGGTCTATACCTCAAAAGTTTGAGGAAAACCAAAAAGCGCAAATGGATTTATTAGCTAAGGCATACCCTGGCAATACCTTTAAATCTAATATGTTAGAAGGTGACCCCAAAGCAATGGCTGAATTAGCTATGCAAGCGCCTTTAATGGGAACAGTTAAAAATATAGCCAAGTCTTTGCAAGATAAAGGTTTAATTCTTGATGTTTACGAATCTGCTAAAACACCATTAATAACACTTTCACGCATAGAAGTGCCAAAACAAATGCGAAATACAGGTATGGGAACAAAAGCATTAGAAGAATTGACACAATATGCTGACGAATCAGCTAAAACAATAGCGTTAAGTCCATCAAAAGACTTTGGTGCAACTTCTGTAGATAGATTGAAAGACTTTTATAAGCGTTTTGGTTTTGTTGAAAATAAAGGTAGGAATAAAGATTTTAGTATTTCAGAGTCAATGTATAGACCAGCGGCTATACCAAATCGTAAAGAACTCATTGAACAACAAATAAATAAAGTGTTAGAATAAAACCCTTATAAATCAATACCTTGAGTTTATATGGAATCTAAAGTAGAAAAGACTAGAAAAAAGACAGGTGGTCGTGCTGCTGGAGTGCCTAATAAGGCTACTGCTGAAGCTCGTGAGGCTGTTAAAGCATTGCTTGATGCCAACCTACCTTATCTTCAGACATGGCTTTATAACACCGCTGAAGGTCTTAAAGACGATGAGACTGGAAAGTACATTGTTCTTCCCAATCCAGGTAAAGCCTGCGACATAGTACAAAACATGGTTGAATACGCTGTTCCTAAACTTGCTCGTACTGAAGTTGTAGGCGATGAGAAAGCACCACAAAGAATGGTAGTGTCTTGGAAGAAGTAATCGATGTAGAGCTTGATTACAAGCCTAGAGATGTATTCCTAGACTTCCATGACAGAAGCCAACGCTGGGCAGTTATAGTAGCTCACCGTAGATGTGGCAAGACTGTAGCCTGCATTAATGACCTTATATTTAGGGCTATTAATGAAAACAAGGAAAACGGTCAATACGCATATATTGCGCCATATTATTCACAAAGCAAATCAGTAGCCTGGGCATACTTAAAACGCTTTTCTGAGCCTTTAATGGTTAAAGCTAATGAGTCTGAACTATGGGTAGAACTTATTAATGGCTCAAAAATTAGGCTATTTGGTGGTGATAACCCTGATGCACTTCGTGGAAACTACCTTGACGGCTGCGTGATTGACGAAACTGGTGACACACGCCCAAGATTATGGGGAGAAGTGGTTAGGCCGTTATTGAGCGACAGAAGGGGTTGGTGCGTTTTTATTGGGACTCCAAAGGGACACAACGGATTTTATGAGCTATATCAAAATGCCCTAAAAGATGATGATTGGTATGTCAAAGTGCTTCGGTCAAGCCAAACCAATGTAATTTCACAAGAAGAATTATTAGATGCTAAGAAAACCATGACAGACGGTCAATTTCGTGCTGAGTTTGAGTGCGATTTTGAAGCTGAAATCTTAGGGGCTATATATGGCGTAGAAATGCGTCAAGTTACAGATGATGGTCGAATTACTAATGTAGAGCATGACCCATTGTTCCCTGTATTTACAGCCTGGGACTTAGGTTATTCAGACGATACCGCTATATTTTGGTATCAAGTTGTGCATGGCGAGATTAGAGTTCTTGACTATCATTCATCTAATGGTCAACCAATAGCCTTTTATACGGGTCTAATTCAAGCCAAAGAGCGAGAGTACGGTTATGTATATAGAACTCATTGGCTGCCTCATGACGCTAGAGCTAAAACTTTAGCCTCTGGTGGAAAAAGCATAATTGAGCAATTAAGTGTTAAAATTCCCTTAGAAAACATGAAAATTGTGCCAAGTTTGTCACTTCAAGACGGAATTCAAGCAACTAGGCTTGCATTGATGAGAAGCTGGTTTGATTCTAAATGTGAAGATGGTATTGAATGTTTACGGCAATATCAGCGTGAATATGATGAAGATAAGAAGGTGTTTAGGGATAAACCTAGGCATGATTGGACTTCTCACGGTGCTGATGCGTTTCGTATGTTGGCAATAGCCTGGCGTGAAGAAGAGAAAGCATTGCCTAAAGATGAGGCTATTAGGGGCTTATTTGTAGGTCAGACAGATGTAACGCTTAACGAGATGTGGAAAACAGCGCCAAAGCAATCCACAGGGAGAATTTGATGGCAGAGAATCACACATACGAGAAGTGGTATAAGACAATTACCAATTACGAGCGTACCTTTAAAAAGTGGGAAGCTCGTACTGACCGTATTATTAAGCGTTATAAAGACGATAGTCGCTATCAATCAAATCCAAACTCCCGATTTAACATACTTTGGTCAAATGTCCAAGTAATCCAACCAGCTATCTTTGCTAGACTCCCAAGACCTGATGTAAGCCGTAGATTTAGGGATAATGACCCTATTGGCCGTGTAGCTTCAATGTTATTAGAAAGAAGCCTAGAGTTTGAATTAGAGCATTACAGCGATTACAAATCATCTATGCAACAAGTAGTTCTAGACCGCTTATTAGGCGGTAGAGGCACAGCATGGGTACGCTATGAGCCACATATTGAAGGCGCTAAGTCTGAAGGCGAGCCTGACGATGGCTTTGAAGTTACTGAAGATACTGACGAAGCTGAAACAGAATCAGCTCAAGAAATAGAGAATCCAGAGCGTATTGAGTATGAGTGCTGCCCTGTAGATTATGTGCATTGGCGTGATTTCGGTCACACAACCGGCAGAACATGGGAAGAAGTAACGGCTGTATGGCGTAGAGTCTTTATGACTAGAGATGCTTTAGTTGAGCGTTTTGGGGAAGATTTAGGCTACCAAGTACCGTTAGACACTCGCCCCGATGAATCAAAGAAAATTGAAGGCTTTGTAGATTATCAATCCCAAGCCCTAGTTTATGAGATTTGGGACAAGGAAACAGGCAAAGTCTTATGGGTATCTAAGTCGCTAGGCAAGATTCTTGATGAGCGTGATGACCCATTGCAATTAGAGAACTTTTGGCCTTGTCCAAAGCCATTGTTCTCAACTCTCACCAATGAGAGCCTAGAGCCAATTCCTGATTACACAATGTACCAAGACCAGGCTCGTCAATTAGACACTTTGTCAAACCGCATTGAAGAACTAATCAACGCATTAAGAGTGCGTGGCGTTTACGATGCTTCAGCAAGCGAATTACAACGCCTTTTTTCTGAAGGCGAGAACAACATAATGATTCCAGTTAAGAACTGGGCTGCATTTGCTGAAAAACAAGGTATGCGTGGTGCTATTGACCTAGTAGACATTGCCCCATTTGCTTCTGCATTACAAAACGCTTATCAAGCGATGGAGCAAGTTAAGGGTCAAATCTATGAAATCATGGGTATTGCCGACATTCAGCGTGGTCAAACAGACCCTAATGAAACCCTTGGCGCACAGATAATTAAGAGTAATAACGCTGCCGGTCGATTAAAGACTATGCAGCACAATGTGGTTGACTTTGCCACTATGTTGCTACGCATCAAAGCTCAAATCATTTGCCAACACTTTACAGATGACACAATCCTTAAGATTTCAGGCTCTAGTCAACTAAGCCAACAAGACCAACAATTAGTCCCACAAGCGTTAGAACTGCTCAGAAATGAGGCTTCTGCTAATTTCCGCATAGAAGTCACCTCAGATTCAATGATTTTCCAAGACGAGGAAGCTGAAAAGCAGAATCGCATGGCTTTCTTGCAAGCAGTTGGTGGCTTTATGCAACACGCTATTCCTATGGCATCACAAGCCCCTGAGATGGCCCCGATGCTTATGGAAATGCTCAAGTTCTCAGTTACTGCGTTTAGAGCTGGCAAGCAGTTAGAAGGCATTATTGACGAAACTGCTGATAAATTGCGTGAAGCAGCTAAGAAGATGGAAGGTCAACCTAAGCCACCACCACCAGAAGTTCAAAAACTTCAGATGCAAATTCAAGCTGACCAACAAAAGATGCAAGCTCAGACTCAGATGGAGATTCAAAAGTTCCAAGCAGAAAATGAACTTGAGAAAGCCAAACAAGAGTACCAGGCACAAGAGAACCAGTTAAAATTCAAGCTTGAAGAAGAACGCAATACCAAAGAAGCTGAGATGACTAACAATAGAGACATCCTCTTGGCTTACCTTGATAATGCTACTAAAATTGAAACTGCCCGAATCAATCAAGGTTTGGATGATGGGTCAGAAGCCTACATACGAAATGTAGAAACCGCAAGATTATTGCAAGACACAATGGGGTACGATATGACTCAACATCCGCTAGAACCTGTAATTCAAAACTTACAACAACAAAACCAGCAATTAGCTCAAATGATTGCTAGTATTTCTGAGAAGTTAAACCAACCTAAGACCGTAATTCGTGATGAAAACGGCAGAATTATGGGAGTTAGATAATGGCCTCAAACTTAAAGTATTCTAATGGCACTAGAGATGCCCAACAAACAGGACTAATTACTTATGCT